GGGAGTGATGAATTTACTATCACGATGGCTAGCGCAGCAGGGACAACGGTTAACGGATCAGGATCAGCAACAGTTACTCCATATATAAAACCAGGTGCTTTAGGTTCTACATTTGGATTTGGTTGGGGTACAGGATTATGGGGTGGTGGCCAACAAGTGTTTAGCACATTGAATGGAGCATTATTAGATGACACTGCTGGAACTGGTGGGTCAGGAACATCAATTACTTTAGCATCTACTTCAGGGTTTCCAAGCACGGGAACAATAAAAGTAGGCGCAGAATTTATTTCATATACTGGTATTTCATCAAACGATCTGACTGGAATTACGAGAGCTGCTGCTGGAACAAGATCTGCACATTCGAGTGGTGCAGGTGTTGAGGTGTTTACAGGTTGGGGTATTGAATCATTATCTCAAACTTTAACAGTTGATCCTGCATCTTGGTCTTTAGATAATTTTGGCCAACAGCTTATTGCTACGATTAAAAACGGTCAGTCTTTTTCTTGGAATCCTATTAACTCTAATTCAAATGCTTTAAATACAAGAGCAGCAATAATCTCAAACGCACCAACTGCATCAGTCATGTCTTTAGTGTCTGATAGAGACAGGCATTTAATAATGTTAGGAACTGAAACAACAATAGGATCTCCTGGAACACAGGACAAATTATTTATAAGATTTTCAGATCAAGAAAATATAAGTGATTACACACCTACCTCAGTTAATACTGCTGGAACATTTAGAGTAGATCAAGGAACTAAAATTGTAGGGGCTGTGCAAGGTAAAGATTATACTTTAATTTTAACAGATAATGCTGCGTATGTAATGCAATTTGTAGGACCTCCTTTTACTTTTTCTATAAGACAAGTAGGTTCTAACTGTGGATGTATTGGTCAGCATGCCATGAAATATGTAAATGGTGCAGTTTATTGGATGGGTGAGTCTGGCGGATTTTTTGTGTTTGATGGTACAGTAAAATCATTACCTTGTGCTGTAGAAGATTTTGTATTTACAACTAAGAATGGTAATAATCTTGGTGTAAATTTTTCTGCTGGGGAATCAGTTTATGCAGGTTTAAATCATTTATATGAAGAGATTTGTTGGTACTACCCACAAGCAACATCTGATTTTAATAATAGATATGTATGTTATAATTATCAAGATGGAACTTGGGTAACTGGCTCTTTATCAAGAACTACTTGGGTCGATGCAAATCTTTTTTCAAATCCATATGCTACAGAATTTACTTCAACAGGTGTCGGTACTTTTCCAACTGTTCAAGGTGTTACAAATATAAATGGATCAACAAAATATTATGAACATGAAAAAGGAGTTGATCAAGTAGATACTGCAGGAAATAAAACTGCAATACCTGCATTTATTGAGTCAGGAGATTTTAGTTTAAATCCTGATGGCACTAATGCTGAATTTTTTATGAGTATGAGCAGATTTGTGCCTGATTTTAAAACTATACAGGGTAACGCTCAAGTAACAATTTTATTAAGAGATTTTCCTAGTGATACAGAGGCATCGTCTCCTTTAGGACCATTCACGGTCACCGGATCAACGAAGAAAGTTGATACAAGAGCAAGGGCAAGGTTTGCTAGTTTAAAAATTGCTAATACCAGTACAGATGAAAATTGGCGTTTTGGAACTTTTAGAGCAGATGTCAAACTAGATGGAATGAGGGGATAATGGAACCAGATTTGTTTGTACCAGGTGATCAGCAATACCAAATGGTTAATGAACCTTTACAACCCATGGGCATAGCTCCGCTTGTTGAAGAAAAAGGTATGCCTTTACCGGATTTTAAAAAAGTTGCAGGTAATGTAATTAAAAACAGAGCCTTAAATTATGCAGCAGGAAAATTAGGATTGAACGCAGCACAAGCGTCAGGAATTATAAGTTTATTAGGAATGGGTTCAAACATGTTTGCACCTCTTGCAGCAGCATCAGCTTTAACAGGAAGATCTTTAGGTATTTCAGATTATTTATCTAATAAACGTGCAGAAAAACAAATGGCTAAATCAGAAAATATGTTAGAAGCTAGGGTTCTTTCAAATCAATTAGCAAATAAAGGAAGTGCTAGAGATGATGCAATGGGTGGTGGAAGTATACCAACGGCATCTTCTGCACCAAAATCACCAGGAGTTTCAAATCCATACAGTGGTGGTATTGGTGGATTACACTCGGGAAATTAAATGGCAAGAGTAGATATTGTAATTCCAGAGCCAACGCCCAAGTATACTGAGGAAAATCAAAGACAAGTAACTCAGTCTTTACGAACGATGCAAGATAAGTTAAATACTTCTTATCAACAAGAACTTAAAAATGAACAGGATGCTTTTAATTATTTTTTATCATGACAATTAGATACAAAAATCAAGGTTTTAAACAAGCAAGTACAGGTAAGACTACAGTTTTTACATGTCCTAGCGATGCAACATGTATAGTGAAAAGTGTTTATTGTTCAAACAATGATGCATCATCAGCCGTGTTAGTAAATATGAATTTAGTTGATTCATCTGATTCAAGCACAGAGTATGAATTTTTTAGAGATGACGTAGCTGCAAAATCACAAATTAATGCTACACCTCAAGGTCTAAATTTAGAAGCAGGAGATGCAATTACTGTGCAAGCAGCAACAGGCAGTAATACAATTCAAGGTGCTATTAGTTATGCACAAATAGATAGATCGCAGGAGAATGGCTAGACAAAAGTTTACACATTTTGTACCCAGACCAAAACCGAGAAAACGTCCTAGAAGACATACTAAAAATGTTAATAAAAAAACAAAACTTCAACATAATAAAAAATATAATAGACAAGGAAGACCTCAGTAATGTCTAAAGACCCTCCTTATATGTTTTACCATTGGGGTCCTCCTTTTATAAAGGGGTATATAGATGAGGATTTCAGAAAAGGTTTATTAGAAAGAGGTTCAAGATTAAATTCTGATTTCAGAACTAATTTATCAGGTCACATCGACAATGAAAAAGTTTACATAAAAGATGAAGACAAAAATTATTTTTGCGAAAACATGCAAAAAATAATATTAGACTATAAAAAACATGCAGAATGGTATTTAAATAAACCAGTTTTTAAAAAAATAGAACTTATTTCTTTATGGATAAATTATATGAAAAAGGGAGAGTATAATCCACCACACATTCATACTGGAGATATATCTTTTGTTATTTATCTTGAAGTTCCTGAACAAATAAACGAAGAAAAAATAGTTTGTGCAGATGGTAAATATGGACCAGGAACTATATATTTTAATTATGGAGATCCTGCTAATAAACATTCTGTAAATTTTTTAAATTTTAAACCAAAGACTGGAGAATATTTTATGTTTCCTGCAAACTTATTACACCAAGTAGCTCCCTTTCGAAGTGATGTTACTAGAATATCACTATCTGGAAATTTTAAAATAACAGAGGTCTAGATGTCAATTGAAATAAGTTTATCAAAAGAAGATAAACAAAACATTTTTGAAAACAAAGTTACTTATGTAAAAAACTTTGCAAAAATTTTAAATGCATATAATTTTGATTCTTTAATAAAATTTATAGATAACTACGATCCTAAAATATTTCAAAAATCTGCAGATAATTTTTTTAAATCACCACTCATGATACCTCAAGTTCAAAACCAGTTTGAAAATTTTAAATATTTCGAAGATGTTTTGAGAAAAATATTTAATTATTCTTTAGAAAAAGGGGATGGTGTTGATTTATATTTTAGTTTTAAAAGTGGATCAGGTGAAACTCATGTAGATGAAGAAGACGTTTTTTTGATTGGACTAAACGGTTTAACTAATTACAAAGTTTTTGAAGATAATCCAAATTATTATCAGATTGAGAAAGGAGATTTATTATATATTCCAAAAGGTTTTCCTCATAAGGTTATTGCACTTTCATCAAGAATTGTTCTTTCAATAGGATTTTGGGGTTGTAAAAAATTAAAATTAAATGTATCATGAAAACATGAGTGATTTAATAAAAATACCAGCAGAGGCTAAAGAAATAATTAAACATAAAAGAACGGGAAAAGTTTATGATAGTAAAGCTCATTTTGATGCTGATGTTGCTGATCCCAATACTGATACTACTGTGGATGATTTTAGACAAGACTTAGAAATAAAAGTTACCAGAGTAGGAAACATAGGTGCAAAAACCAAAGAATGATTTTAAAACAAATCGAGAATTTTATTCCTCGATTGGATGGTATTCTCCCTGAACTTAGAAAAATAAAACTTTATTCTGTACAAGAAATAAATTCAATAAATAATGTAAATGAAACTTGGCCTGGACTAAGAAGTAAACATCTATTTTCTGAAAATAGAATTTTGTTTGAATTTATAAATAATATTTTATTT